GAGTGGGGCATCTTGGATAGCTCACTTGAGTTCCATCGTCACACACAAATAGTCACATCAGATGAGAAGCAGATTCACATTGACGCTTGCACAAACTTTCTTGGTCACATCGATCAAGGTGTAGTGTCACCTGACGCTCAGATGAATTACGAGAATGCAAGTGCACTCAACCCAGCAAAACCGATACCAGTACAGCCGTTACTAAAGCTAGTAGTTTCATTTGACTCCTCCAAGTTTATCAAATTAGTCCTGCTTTTTTGAGTAGTTGCACTAACGCTTCTAACGTAAGCACCGCATACTGTGAGCCTGCATCACCGTGGCCTCGTCGTTTAGCCACAACAATGCCGTACTCAGCGTCTGCGTTGTTCTTCTCTACCTCTGCCTCCTTTAACCACCCTGAGAAGTTGAGTGTCTTGTGATCTTTGCATTCCCACACCAACTTCTTATTGGTGCCTGCAATGTCCCCTTTGTCATGCACGCCGCTAAGTGTTCGACGCTCTACGTTTGGATATGTATCACGCAAGTAGTTGACGATTAACGTCTCGAATGCAGTGCCTTTAGCTTTGCTCTTGCTCATATAACCTCAATGCGTGCACACATGGATCTCCACCCTCATCCCACTGTACATTCTCTTCGTCTGTCATGGGTAGACCATCGTGAGTGGAACAGACGGGAGACGAACAATACTTACGCTCGACCCCGTACTGTATCCACTCGTAGATGTCCATTAGAACGGATCTTCAGGTGCCTGTGCTACCGACTTAAGTGCAGTAATGACGTTGCTTGCTTCGCCCATGAGAATCTCTGACACTGAATTGATCTCACGATTGATGGTTGCGCTGACGTAACTGACGCCCTCTGACTCACTCATGCCCTTGCCACGGATCAACGAACGGATAAGACCAAGCTGCTTCTCTGATGCAGTTGCACCTGGGTTCTTAATCGATGGGGCTGGCTTAGGTGCACCAACCTCTTCTGCGTTGAATGCCTGCTTGGCTTTCTGATAGTTCTGACTAGGTGTTGATGGCTTTGGAGCGTAAGGCTTGTTATTCGATGCGTCTACATAGTCCGTGCGCTGAACCTTTTCCATCTCTTCACGGCTAGGACGTGAGCCCTTAGTCGCATAGCCACAGTTGGCCAGTCCACGCCCGATTGCGCTGGTCTCTGCGTTCTCGGCATGGCTGGTCTTGTTGACAGGTGATGCACCACGGATCTCTTCTGCGTATCCGGTTGCAACAGGACGATCATCTTCACGGTTGAAGTAGATCTCTGCACGGACAAGGATGCGACTCTCGTCGTAGTAGTGAATCGACGTAAGAATACGTCCGTTCTTGTGGTCTTCCCAAAACTTGACGAGCCGATCTTCAACGGTCTCGTAGTCTGCGAGGTTAAACATTGGCATTACTTGCTCCTTTTTGTTGTTCTGATTGTTCTGTACTCTGTTTGCTTCATGAACTTTTCCGCCAGTGCCGGATGCTCTGACTGGAATCTTGTTGTGTCGAAAGATGATTTCTTGGATACTTTCCACGTGACCACCTTATCGCCGTTTATTGCTCCAACCTCACAACCCTCAAGTGCGATTGCGATGGCTGTCTTTGCTTCTTCCTCCATCGAAGTAGCGTCAGCTTTCATCTTACGTGCTGTCTCCAACATTGACAACACTTCATTGAAACTTTCAGGAAGCTCCTTGGTGTCAGCTTTTGCTGGGTTGAGTGCACTTGCATTCTCGTAGTTCATCTGAGCGTCAGGTGGCACTACACCTTGATCGATGTGACCAAGAAAGTTTCTGCAAGCGTCAATGTGAATCTGCTTCTCATCTGATGTGACTATTTGTGTGTGACGATGGAACTCAAGTGAGCTATCCAAGATGCCCCACTCAACCCTGTCGCTGTCGGCACAGATTGCTTGATGCACACCTTGCCAGTACCACATGTCGTTCAGTTGACCTGTCCACATTTTGTTTGACGTCTTAATCTCAACTGGGATTCCGTCAGGTGTGATCCCGTCAAGGGTCGCCAACAAACGAACCGAGTTGTCGTCCGTATTAAAGGCGTACAAAACTTCGGGGGTTCCAACTTCGATTCCCTCAATGTCTGCGAACCATTTAATAAGGACGGGTTCGAGTCGGTTTCCGCGGTCCATCGCCGCGTTAGCTTTCTTTGGTGCTGGTGGGTTTTCAGCCAACAACTCAATTGCGAGGTCGGCTGTCGTCATATACGGATTTAATCCGTGAACTGCTGACGCAACAGATGCGGTGATTCGGGCTAAGCCCTCCTCATCCTTCCACCTTGCTGTCAGCCACTCTTGGCTTCCGTGTTCGGGCTTCGCTACCTCGTATCTGAATCCTTGCATTCTTCTCTCCCTTATCTTGTTTGTTGATTACTCTTAGCGACTGAATCATTGCGATCGGAACATGAGTCACGTTACCGATTGTATGCACCTTTGGCAACTCTTGTAAAAAGAATGTGCCGCACAAAGTGATGTAATGCTTTTGACAGCCAACCCACACATAACCAACCGTGATAGCTATCTGATCTTCCGGCTTGTATGTTTCGGTTTCAGTCCAACCATTAGATGCGTCATAAGCGTCACGCCAAGTCACTTCTACGAGTGACCACGGTTCAAGTGACTCTACTTGCTTGTCTATTGATTTGATTCTCATTAGTCCAACCAACACGTGTACTCAGAAGTTACACGTCCTTTCTGTGGGTCGATGAAATGTAATCTCTGTGATGGCTGCCCAACTGCTGCAATAAACGCACGAGCGTATTCGTTGTGTGACTCAGGTGAGCCGGAAACAAAGATGCGTCCTGCGTTAGCCATTGTAAGCGTCATTGGTGTGTGGAAGTGTCCCATGTACACGTCCTTAAAACTATCAACTACGCCTGTCGACCATGCATTGCACTTACGGAGAATGCCAAACGCCGGGGTGTTACCACCGAAGCTATTGATTTCATCTCCGTGTACAAGTAACGCACGATAGTTTCCAACCGTGACGATCTGGTGCCAGTCGCCAGACTGTTGCCAAGTGACGTTCTTAAGGTCTCCGGTGCGGTCGCTGGTGATCTTGTAAGCAACACGATCGATGTTGTCACCACCAGGCATGTCGCCCTTGCGTCCCAATCGACCATGGTTGCCGTACTCACATACAACATGAACCTTCTCGAAGTATGCAGAGAACGTGCGTACCATTTGTTCCATGATGCGACTCACTTCAAAGAGTTGCTCAAACAAGTGTGCTTCTATCTCATATGCTTGGCCGGGGAAGATTGATACACCTTCCACCATGTCTCCGCCAAACATGAGAACACACTCTTTTACTGGGTGATGCGCCCGTTGGATATCAGTAAGCTCAACCACCTTACTCGCAAATTCTTCCATTCGCCTTGAAAGAGTTGCGATGTCGTATGATTGTGTCTTCTTGCCGCACTGCCAGTCTGTGGCATGAACAAGAGCAACTTCTGCCTTCCCTTTTCGAGTGTCTTTTTTTGGTAACGCCGGTGTTCTATTCGCATTACCAGTAGCCAAAGCCGCATCTTTTGCAGCACGATAAACTGCATCAATGACGCCTTGAGACTTGATCTTGGATCTTGACTCTGCAAGCTGGCTTGTTTTAAGAGCACGCCTAAGTTCTGTAATTTCATTCTGCAACTCTACCGACTCTGAGAACTTACTACTCACTTCTGCCTCCATCTTTGGATAGTCATTACAGAAATTTCTACGCCAAGATCCCTAAGTGCACGATGAATTGCGCTGGCTGATATAGCCGGATTCTTCATCGCCTCCATGAAATCCTTGTGAGATTCATCATCAAGCTGTGCCTTGATTCTGTCTTCTGCTGACGGTGTATTTTTTGTTGATAGTGCTTTTGCAAACTTGCTCATGTGTGATTCCTCCTGTCCGTACATGTTACACCATACATTAATGATATGCAACGATCGGGGAGGTGAGCCCCAGTCCGACTACTGGGGCCACCTCAACCCTGACACACAAGGGAAACAAGGGAGGAAAACCTTGTGCGCTTACGCTTAATTTAGCACAGACCTGTCCTTAAGCCTGCGAACGGGTTTGGCAACCTGTTGCTTGGGGTTACATTCACACTGTATTTATTGAACTATTGAGTGTGTGTGCTTCCTCCGCCCCACCCCCCGCCTACAGTCAATCACCAAATTTTTTAAATTGCAACCTTATTTGTTATGTTGCTCTATGTGGTTGGTCAACCGCTCAGAGACACTATCCAGCTTGTCCTCTGTACGCCTTTGTGAGTGTCGCATTAAACGCAACATTGCCATGACAGTGTCATGGTCTTTCTTGTTCTCGGCTTTAAACTTTTGGACTACTACAGCTAGGATAGAAAAACCACCGCCAATACAAGCAGCCCAAATAGTTGCAAGCCCAGCGTCCATATCATGCAGGCTTTCCTACGTAGCGGATATGCCATGGCTCAGCTCCCTTGCCGTTGGCATCCCCCAAGACTTCGTGGGAGAACCCGTACTTTGTCTCATTTGCGACAAGCCAGCGTAGGGTATCCCCATGAGCTTCACGCACGTCAATAGCTATGCCATATAGATGCCTAGATCCACGGGCCTTGTCGTTTGCCGGGTCATCGTAAGGGGTTGCAAGCATTGCATTACCTGGCTTTAGGTACCAGGTTTGACCATTCCATGTTTTAGTAGACACACCAGGGATTGGTTCTAACTGATAGCGTGATTTGAATCCAGCAGTTTGTTGCGCAATAGATCGAAGTGTGTCGCCGGGTGTAACTGCAACTAGCTTGACACCAGCTTCACGAGCCGCAGCCACCATTTCTTCCCATGCTGCCGCAGCGCACTTCTCCAGCTTCCCTCCGCCCGTGATGGGGGTGACCATAGCTGGTGTAATCTGAGAAGGTTTCTTGCCTTTAAGATGTTCACACCAACGAATAGGTTTGACAGGCCAGTTCGGCTTGCCCATTACTCGTCTTTCGGGACTTCCGTGAACAAAGCTTCAACTGTCTTCTTGTTCTCTACTCGCTGAGCAAACTCACCAAGACCAAGTGCCGAAAGAACAAAGGCAACTGCTGGCTCTACAGGAACATCCGGGACCAAGAAGGCCACGACTATTGCTACTGCAGAAGACACAAAGGCTGCAACTCTGACCGGATTGTTATTTACAAACTCTTTGATTTTGCTCATGGGCTCAACGATACCACATAGGCGAAAAGTCATTTATGGCTGGCTTTGAGTTTCCTCATCCAAAACAATAATGATTTCAACTTCTGGCGGCAGGAAGCCCTCGACACTGTCATATGTACCATCGATGTAAGCGGGATTGGAATCCGTGTACTCAATCCATGTGCCAGGCTGAGAAGAGACCCACTCCTCGTCAGCGACAACAACGTTTACTACAGTGTTTGTTTCATTGATTTGTGCGTAGTTAGCCATTACAACATCACCACAGTTCCTGAACCACTCCATTTATAAATTGTGTAACTGCCGCTAGTAGAGGTGGTCGGAGAACCTGTCGTACTACTAATCCTTGATACGTTTGTCGTCAGGATCTTCATGTAAGCAACTCCGGTTCCACCGTTACCACCAGGCCAAGGGTTTCCACCGCCACCACCTACACCACCGTCGCCGCTGTTGGCAGCCCCAGATGCTCCACCGCCACCACCGTTTAAGTTTCCACCTCGACCAAAAGTCAATGATGTACCAGTAAATGATGTTGTGTATCCACCGGTCCAACTGTTGTTGTTAGTTGAAGTTCCGGTTGTTCCGTTTGATGTAGAACCCGTACCACCAGTTCCAGCAGTTCCTGATGGGTATCCTTGAGTTGAGCCAACACCACCAGCAGCGGTAACAACCGTTGCTGATGATGGGTTAGTAACGCTCGATGTCCCTCCGGTTCCACCTGAAGCTCCACCTGCTGCACCAAGTGCTCCAACGGTAACCGTGTACGTTCCAGGCAATGACGAGACTGC